CTGAGGGAACAGAACTAACAAAAACATTCACAAGCAGTTAACATTGACTTTATTTATATAAACGTTATACATTAGAAATTAATAAAGGAATAAAGGAATAAATATGTCAGAAAAAAGAAATATAAAAGATTTAGTCGATAAAGAATCAGATAATTTACATAATATATTAGACCCAAATGACGTTACCGATTTTAAAGGTATGGTCGATGAATTAAGAGATACTTGGACTAAAAAACAAATCTTTAGAACTGAAACAGAAATGAGATTTTCAGTTTTAAATGATATGAAATATCCAACGAAGGCTGCAAAGTATTGGCAGTGTGTTAGAGAACAAAATGTTTATCTAGAAAATTTAATGAGTTTATCTTTTGAATACAGAAGAGATGAAGTAAAATTAAAAAGACTTGAACAAAAATTAAAAGAAGAAAAAGATCCATTAAAAAAAGAACTTATTCAAATTGATATTGATGAAAAAACATATGGTAGAGCTAATATGCAATTAACAGCAAAAGATAGAATGAGAGAAATTAGATTATGGTCTCAACTTAAAAAAGAAAATGATGATGGTACTTTTGATAAACAAGATGTTAATCAACATCAATTAGAATCGTATCATAAAATAATGTTGAATAGAAAAGATACTTTAACTGCTGGATCAAGTCAGCCAGAAGTGTTTAATGTGCTTGGCCAATTACAAACTATCGAACGTGTAAAGAAAGAGAAGGGACAACTTGAAAGCACCAAAAGAGAAGCTTTATCTCAGGAATCAACACTTAGAGCAAAACCCGAGTAATCAAAGACAAACAGATTTTTATAAAAAAGTTAAAAATCATATAATGAAAACTGGTTTTATTATTAATCCGTTGTTAGTTGTTGAAGATGGCGATAGATATAAAGTTGTTTATGGTAATAATAGATATTTATCAGGACTAGAATTAGGTTTAAAAGAATTTCCAATTCAAGTATTAAAAAATGATGAAGTCGATACTATAAAAAATGCAGCAAAAAGTTATAAAGAAATAAATTTAAATGAAATTTGAATTCGTATTTTTAGGTCAGTCTGTATTAAAGTATCAAGTGCCATTTGATATTTATGTATCAATAAATCAAATCTATGAATCAAAATTCAAACAACTAAAACCCGCTAATCAACAGTTAGTTGGTAAAATTAAAAACGAACATAGTTTATTTTATAATGGTGATGACCAATCTAAAATGCAAACTCATAGTTTTCTCCCATTAAATGTTTTAAAATGGTTTGAATCATGTTACAAACATTATTTAGAATGGAATAAAATAAAAGACTATCACATACATTTAAATTCTATTTGGGTAAATGAAATGAAAAAACATGAATATAATCCAGTGCACGTGCACCAAGGAACATTGTTTACAGGTTTATCTTCTGTTATGATTTTAAAATTACCAGAGTCTTATGGTGTAGAATATTCATCAATTGAAAATCCTCAAAATGGAAAACTTCAAATGTATGGTTCTTCATCTGGTCAATTTGCTAATGTAGATTATCAACCAGAAACTAAAGAGAGAGACTTTTATATTTTTCCATATGATATGAGACATTCTGTTTATCCTTTTAATGGGCCAGGATATAGAAGAACTTTAGCTGCAAACTGTGATGTAGATTACAACCCAATTAAAAATAGAGGAATATCTTAATGTACGAAAATAAAATTATAACAGAACCTAAATGGAAGAGTTGGATTGTTGAAACTACTATTCCACTACTTTTACCAGAACAATGTAAAATGGTTATTGATTGTGGAAGAAATCAACCTCCACAAAAAGCACAGGTAGGTACAAATCAACCAGGTGGTGGTGTAGATACAAAAAAAAGAGTGACTACAATTTCTTGGATACCATTTGAAGCGTTACCACAATTATATCAAACGTTGGATACTTTTATTCAAAAAACAAATTTAAATCATTTTGGTTTTGATGATATTAAAATTACAGAACAAGCTCAATTTACGGAATACCCAGAAGGTGGGTTTTATGATTGGCATATGGACACAGATATTGTTATGAAACACGAACCTCCTGTAAGAAAAATATCTATGACTTTATTATTAAATGATCCATCAGAATTTGAAGGAGGACATTTAGAACTAACAACACCTGGTAATTATAAACCTATGAAACAAGGACATGCAATTTGTTTTGCATCATTTTTAAATCATAGAGTCAATAAAGTTACAAGAGGAATGAGACAATCTCTTGTTGTTTGGTTTGGAGGTAAACCATTTAGATGATTAAAGAACAATTTTTTCCAACAATTATTTATGCCAAAGATATACAAATTGATAATAATTCATTAAGCAATGTAATTTTAGACATGTCTAAAACAGATGAAGGTGTTAAAAAAACAAATATGCATGGTTGGCATTCTAAAAATCTTAATCCATCTCATGAAGATTTTAAGTTATTAGTTAAAGAATTATACAATATGCAAAATGAAATTTATGAAGAAGAATGGTTAGATAGAAAACCCATGTTAGGTAATTTATGGGCTAATTTAAATCCTCCAGGTGGATATAACAGGCCCCACATTCATGCTAATTCTTTATGGTCAGGTGTATATTATGTAAAAGCAACAGAAAATTCAGGAAAACTTATTTGCAGTGATCCTAGACCAGGAATACAAATGAATATGCCTATTAGAAAAAAGGGACAACCACCACAACATTTATGGAGAGAATGTCATCTAGCACCAATACCAGGAAGAATAATAATGTTTCCTGCTTGGTTATGGCATTGTGTTGAACCTAACAATAGTAATGATATAAGAATATCAGTTTCATTTAATTTTATACAGGAGGGTTTTAGTGTTTAATAAATATCAAGTAATAAAAAATGCAATTAATTATGAACTAGCTAACTTTATATTTAACTATTTTCTTTTAAAAAGAGATGCTGTTAAATGGCTGTATGAAAACAATATAACTTATGACAATGGTATGCTAGGTACTTGGAAAGATAAACAAATTCCTAATACCTATTCTCATTACGGAGATCCTGTAATGGAAACTTTAATGATGAAAGTGTTACCTAAAATGCAACAAGAAACAGGCTTGGATTTAATTCCAACTTATTCTTACGCAAGAGCTTATAAAAAAGGTGATTGTTTACATCGACACAAAGATAGACCTTCTTGTGAGATATCTACGACATTGAATTTAGGTGGTGATCCATGGCCTATTTATATTGATGGTACAGGTGCAGATTCTGTTATTAATGAAAGACAAAATTTAGTTAAACCTAATGCTCCAGCAGGTACGAAAGTCTTGCTTGAAGTAGGGGATATGTTAGTATATAGTGGTTGCGAACTCGAACATTGGCGAGAGCCATTTGAAGGAAACATTTGTGGCCAAGTATTCTTACATTATAATCATGTAAACGGCCCATTTGCTAACAAAAATATATTTGATGGTAGACCAATGTTGGGTATACCAGATATTATAAAATAGTATTATAATGGAGCCATATGCTACAAAAGATAGGTTTTCAACCAGGATTCAATAAACAGATTACAGAAACCACAGCCGAAGGACAATGGGTTGATGGAGATAATGTAAGATTTAGATATGGTACACCTGAAAAAATAGGTGGTTGGGCACAGTTGGGTGAGTCTAAACTTACAGGAGCTGCAAGAGCTTTACATCATTTAGTTAACAGGTCTGGTAATAAGTTTGCAATCATAGGTACAAACAGAATTTTATACGCTTACACAGGTGGTGTATTTTATGACATCCACCCTATTAAAACTACAACAACATTAACCAATGCATTTAGTACAACGAATGGTTCACCAACGGTTACTTTAACATTCAGCACGGACCACGGAGCACAGGAAAACGATATTATACTTTTAGATAATTTTACAGCTATTACAAACTCTAACTATTCAGCATCAGACTTTGATGATAAAAAATTTATGGTAACAAGTGTGCCAACAGCTACCACTTTAACTATCACAATGCCCTCTAATGAGACAGGTTCAGGTGCTACAACATCTGGTGGTATTAGAGTTCAACATTATTATCCAGTGGGACCCGCAGAACAATTACCTGGCTTTGGTTGGGGATTAGCTGCATATGGTGGAACAGTAACAGGTGAAGCAACTACAACTTTAAATGGTGGTATTAATGCTGTGACTACAACTATTGTATTAACAGATGCATCTTTGTTTCCAACTTCAGGTACAAACTTTGTTCAAATAGATTCAGAAGAAATTTCATACACAGGTATAAGTGGCAATACTTTAACAGGGGTTACAAGAGGAGTTAGAAATACAACAGCAGCTACTCATTCAAATGGTGCAACAGTAATTAATAGTTCAGATTATATTGCATGGGGCGAAGCTGCATCTGGTGACTTAGTTATTGATCCAGGTTTATGGTCTATTGATAATTTTGGAGATAAAGTAATTGCATTAATTCATAACGCACAATGTTTTGAATGGGACTCTAATGCAACAAACGCTGTAACAAATAGAGCAACTATTATTGCAGGTGCACCGACAGCATCACGTGATATGTTAGTATCAACACCTGATAGACACTTAGTGTTCTTTGGAACAGAATTAACTATTGGTGATCCAACAACTCAAGATGAAATGTTTATTAGATTTTCTAACCAAGAAGATATCAATACCTATCAACCAACAGCGGTCAACACAGCAGGAACACAAAGACTTGCGGATGGATCTAAAATTGTAGGTGCAGTTAGAGGTAGAGATGCGATCTATGTTTGGACGGATACGTCTTTGTTTACCATGAGATTTATTGGTCAACCATTTACTTTTGGTTTCCAACAAGTAGGAACGAACTGTGGTTTGATTGGACAGAATGCTGCATTAGAAGTTGATGGTGCTGCGTATTGGTTTTCAGAAAACGGTTTCTTTAAATACTCTGGTAACCTAGAGACTATGACATGTTTAGTAGAAGACTTTGTTTTTGATGATTTAAATACTACAGCTAATCAACTAATTAATGCAGGCTTAAATAATTTGTTTGGCGAGATTACTTGGTTCTATTGCACATCAAGCTCAACTGTTATTAATAGATGTGTAACTTATAATTATCTTGACTCACGTCCAAATAGACCTGTTTGGACAACAGGAAGTTTAAATCGTGGAGCATGGCAAGACTCTTCTGTATTTGGTTTACCTCATGCAACATATTTTAATGCAGATGATGATGCATCATTTGATGTTGTTGGTAATACTGAAGGAAGCACAATATACTTTGAACATGAAAAAGGAACTGATGAAGCATTAGCAAACGGTGTTAACGCAATTACTTCTAATATTGAATCAGGAGACTTTGATATTACACAAACAAGGTCTGGACAAGGACAAACAGGTGTTGCAACGTTTCAAGGAGATGGTGAGTACATTATGAAAATTAGAAGATTTATACCTGATTTTTTATCTCAAACAGGTGACACACAAGTTACTTTACAATTAAGAAATTATCCAAATAGTTCTCAAGCAAGCTCACCACTTGGTCCCTTTACAATTACAAGTTCTACTGATAAAGTAGACACTCGTGCAAGAGCGAGAGCAGTATCACTAAAAGTAGCTAATACAGCAGTTAATCAAAGTTGGAAACTAGGTACATTTAGATTAGATACACAACCAGACGGACGTAGATAATTATGGCATTACCTTTTTTTGAAGATGATTTAACAAAACTTTATAACGATGCGTTATCTAATAAAAAAACAATTCCTAATGAAGATTTAATTAATTTAAGAAATACATTTGGAGTTAATCCAGAATTTTTACTAAGTGATTCAAATGATTATACAATGGATGCTCCGGTAGAAGAAGTAGATGATGGTATAGCTTCTATTGATACAGCTTTACCTATATATACACGAGATGGTAATGATAATAATTTTCTTGAATATAGTAGTATGGATGGTGCACCTAAATATATTAGACCGACTGAAATTGATGCACCTGTAAATTCTTTTTTAAAAGGTCCAGAATTTTATCAGAACAACGCAATGACTGAAAAAGAATATGCAGATAGAATTTCTAAAATAAGAGAATATAATAAAAATTTAGATTCTAGTTATACGGACGAAGAATTAAGAGAAATTATTAATTTACAAAATCAAAAAAAACCAGAAAAAACAGGTATCTTAGAATCTTTAAAAAATAAAGGTTTTGATATATTAGATTTTATAAAAAGGGGTGGGATAACAGGAGCGTTGGCAAAAAATATTTTAGGAGAACAAGATCCAAGAGCAACTTTTTTAAGAGATTATTATGGTGGTGAAGATGGTAGTAATTTAACAAGCACAGGATCTATAGCTTCTGGTTTGATGGCTGGATACAATCCTGTATCAGGAAGTAATTTTCTAAATAAAATATCAGGAGGATTTTTACCTGGACAAACTTTTGGATTACAAAATGCTTATGATAGAAGAATAGCTGCTATTAGGAACACTTTAGCTACAAAATATAAAGATGGAAATTATGGTAATACACTATTAGATGAAAGACTAGAAAAACTAAGAGAAGAAAAAAGAAAAGAAAAAGAAGCTCTTAATACAAGTATAGCAAGAAGACAAAATCCAAATGTATATAGAGAAGCTGAGAACCGAGGTTTTACAAACGATCAAGGTGGCTTTAGTACATCAAAAGCAGATAAAGCAGGAACATCAGTTGGTAGTGGTCAGTTTTCACCTAAAACAAGTCAAGGAAGATCAGGTTATTAATGGCTAAAGTAACAGTAGTATTTACCAGACCTAGTAAAGAATATAGACAGCAAGATGCTGATTCTTTAGTAAGAGATTTAGACGGATTGATTGAGAAATTAAACTCTACGTTTCAACAAGATTTAAGAGATGAACAACAAAGGTTTACTTGGTTCATGAGCAGTGGAAGTACAACATAATGGCTAATAGATATAGAAACGCACAATTTGATTTAACGACAACAGATGCAACTGATGTTTATACTGTACCCTCTGAGTCTAGAGCAATTATACAAAACATACATGTAGCTAATGTTGGAGCAGGGAACACGGAAATAAAAGCTTTTATATATGACACTTCTGCAGGTAGAGCTTTTCAATTTGCAGAGCATACTGTTAATGCAGGTAATTCTAAGTCTGTAGCAGATGGTACAATTATATTAGAAGAGAGTGACAAACTACAATTACAATCAGCTTCTGGTAATATATTTGAAGGCACAGTATCAATACTAGAATTTGACAGAACATAGGAGGAAAAATGCAAGTCATAAAACCAGAGAAAATAATAGAAAAAATAACTAACCTTAAAACAGGCGAGGAATATAAGGACGATAACGAGTGGAAATCTAAGGGTGTACCTGAGACAGACATTCGAAGAGATATAAAAGTTCTTATGCCAAGTCTTGATATTTTTGGAAA